ACAGGTCCTCGTATCCGTCATTGTCATAGTCGCCGACCGCAACGCCAAAATTGTAGTCCAGGTCTGCGCCTGTCAACCCAGCCTTCTCGGTGACATCTTTAAAGGTCCCGTCCGCCTCTTGGTGTAACAGGCAGTTATAATAGGATTTGTCCACCTTCCGCATTTCGGGGAACTTCGCCCCGTTCGTAAAGAAAATATCCAATCGGCCATCGTTGTCGTAGTCAAAGACTGCGATCCCGCCGCACATCGGTTGGGGAAAGTACTTCCTGCCTGTCAGACTGTTGTTAGATTTATAAGTGATCCTGGAGCGGGGCGCAACATCGACGAAGCCTGGACGCTTCGCTGTCTCCGCCGGCTTACTGGGCGTGAGAGCGAGAACGTAGATGACACATATTGCCGGCAAGGCCAGCACGACTGGACGCTTCAAACGAGACACCTACCAGCAGAATAGCCTACACGGCGGAGTGACGCACAGTCACCGCGGCTCACGTCCTGATCTGAAGCGATAAGTTCTTTCCGGAGAATGTGTTGCTGCCTTGAGGAACTGAGGTGATGTCAATGTTCACCTTAGTCCCTTCCGCCAAGGCCAGCGTTCCAGTCGGAACGAAGGATCCGGATTGCACGGCGCCGCCCGGCACAGTCACCGTCGCGACAGGGTTCCCGTTCGCCTTGACGACCACTGCGATACCGCCTCCCGAGGGAGACGAATCGACAAACGCCTGAATGTCCCGGACCACTCGTACCCGGTCGATCGAAACAGAGTTTGCGGCGTCTCTCTCAAGGGAAAGGACGCCAGATACCTGTAGAATCAGCGTTGCTCCTTCGAACGTGTGCAACCCATTTGCTCCGTTGTTGAGGAAGCCGACATTCTGCCCGGGTCCGGTACCTTTTGTATTCGACAGGTACAACTCGACCGCGGCGACCCGGCGATTGGGGAAAAGGAAGCGGTATTGGAAGTCGGTGTGCCTCGGGTTGGCGAAGAATCCCACACCCAACGGCACCGTGTGCAGATTCCTTTCTAGGACGACGCACGTCGCTCCGGCCGCATGGGCGGCTACAGTTGAGCCAGCTACTCCGCGGTCGATCCATCGCGCCAAGCCATCCGTGGTGGGTTCGTTGACGCACATGATCTCAGAATCGACTTGAACATACGTGTTCTGCGCGAGCGACTGAACCTCGGTTGATGGGAGCGTCGAATCGTTCGCCGCGAGCGGAGTTACGAGCGAAAACGAAGTTTGAGTTGACGTCTCATCATTGGAGTACGTGACCAGAATCGCATTGCTAACCGTATTCGTTCCCGTCAGCGTTTCCGTCGTGATGCTCCGCAGCAAAATCGTGCCGTCCGCGGGTGCCTCGATGATACTCGAGGGTTGAGGGGGCACACGGCTATCCATCAGGCTCCCCGAGCCACCGATCAGGGTGTAGCGATTGAGGAACGATTGTTCTCCGGGCGCTTCCATCCCGTTGGCCGTGCACGATCTGCCTATGACCTGAATTGTGAGGCCACCACAATTCGGCGCCTCCCATGTGATCTGGTCGCTGTACGACCTTCCCGCCAGACGCCAACTTGAATCCGCGAGCGCGATAGTGTCCCCGACCGCCAACCCGGAGGGCAACGGGTCGGCCATGCTGAACGTGGTGTTCGTGTTGGCGGCCACCGTGGTTTGCCAGTATCTAGCGCTGCCAGTAACAACAGTGAGCGCGCTTCCCGCAAACTGGTCGGTCTGATAATTGCCGTCGGGCACGACGATGGTTTCATTCGACAGACTTTCTATCGTAAGCTGTCCCGTCAGTTCTTCCCGCCAGTAGAAATCAGCGTGATCGTATCTCGGATCCGGCGGCCGCATAGGCGAGACATCCCCGCCCTCGTCTGTCCAGGACGTGAGACTCGCCGCAATGTCCGCAAGATACAGTAGATCGAACGCGCTCTCTCCTCGATAGACGCGCAGGCCCGCCGCGCCCGTTGGAGCGGTGAGGCCGTTGATGGTAACGCCGAAGCTCGATTCCATGGCTCCTGTCACCACTTGTATAACTTGCGAGATCCGTGATTCCGCTCCCGCGCTGTCTACCGCTGTTACCGCGTAATACAGAGCTTTTGAACCCGGCTTGAGCGTCCCTCCCGCTGTGATTGCGGCTGGCTGACTGATCCCCGGTGCGGGCAACGCTGCGACCTGTTGTCTTGGCGGACGGAACCGCACCACCAGCAACTCATTTGCGCCTCCATCTGTGAGAGAAACTGACGACTCCTGAATATCGAACAGGTGGCCGGTTTCCGCATTGTACGTGTAGCCGGCGATGGGCAGTGGCGTTCCAGAGTTGACTGCGGACGGCCATCCGGTGGAACTGCTGCTGACGGCTGTTCCATTTCCATACCAGCCATCGTCATGTGTCTGCGCCAGCACCGTCACGGTTTCGAAGTTCAGCCCGGCACTGAGACGCAGCACACGAAACGGTGCCTGGGCAAGTTCGTAATCGCCGCTCGTCAGCGTGATAATATCGCCCGGTTGCATCCCCAGGCCCTTGACCGTCGTCGAGAATTCTGCGAACAGGTTGCCGTCCACGCCGCGAGCGAGTTCCTTGGACAGAACCCTCTCAGCCTGCGATTGACTGGGAATACCAAGCGCCCTGCAGATGCCTGGTATTTCGCTGCCGGCCCTCGCCACGTCGTCCACATCAACTAGCGAGAGGCTCCCGTTGACATAATCGTTGCGCGAGTCCTGGTATTCCACGGTCAGACGGTTGGGCGTCTGGCTCGTCGGCTGGCAGAACAGTCGTAGGTCGATGTCTCCCTGTTTGTCGGCTAGTATTGTGCAATCGCCTGTCGACCCATCATTGGCTTCAAATGAGGGCCAGCCGCCGTTGAGAGGCGAGGTTGCGTTGGAATGGACAGCCTGAACGGGCTGTTGATTACCGATGGTCCCCTCGACGATCATACTGATCTGACCTTGCTCGTTGAGTCTTAGAAGCAGTTCCGCTCCTTGGCGTAACCCCCGAATTATGTCGATAGCCGGTTTTCGATCGAGCAGTGCATAGTTGAACGTCGCGCGAGGTTCGGCAACCGCAGGGTCGCCCCTGGCCGGGACTGGAACTGTTTGGCCCAGCAACAATGCTGCACTCGCAAAACTGGGTATGTCCAACTCGTTGTCTTGCCACCCGCACCGCTTCAACATGTCGAGCAACGCCCACGCGGGGTTCGACGTGAAGAAAGGCGCCAGTGGTTTTCCCTGCTCGTCGTATTGCTGCAATACCAATCCCTGTGCGAGCACTTCGATGGTTGGAAGCGAGTTCGAACTTATGAGGCTTGTTGGCACATGGACGCTTACGACGGCCAAGCTCCCGTGCGGATCGCTAACTGGGTTACCCTGGCTATCCGTGAAGTTCGGATCGAACGTTCCGTTCCGGCCGCCGGTCGTCAGCACGTCGTACCAACCCGTCGCCGACATGTCTGTACCCTGCACTCCGAGCGGCAGTTCGATTCCATTCACCCAAAGCCGTGAGACGCCTTGAATTGGCCCCGACCCAATCAGCGCCTCGCAAATCAGGAAATTTCCGTCATTCCAGGCCCAGATCACCGGCGTGGGGTAGCGAACAGTCCCGTATACCAGGGGCACTGCGTCATTGGTCTTGGCTCTTCCGTCCACCGCTTGCGACCAGAATCTCTGCGATGAACCAGAGTTCCGCACCAGCGAGGTCGATGGCAAAAATTGGAATCCGCCGAATCTCGCCGTCGCCTGCCCCCGGGCGTCTTGCCGCCACATGCCACGCGCCGCGCAGTCCGATTGGGTTCCCGTACAACTGCAGAAAGGGTTTCCGCCTCCATCTGGATTGCCGCACCCGCCCGCCTGGTCAGGCGAGTAGCCGCATGCATAGAAACGGCTATATATCCCTTTAGCCCCGCCACTCACAGCCTCTGCTCGCTCTGCCGCATTTCGTGGGAAGGACCACGGGCAGTTTTCCTGGATGCGCGTCTGCGGGAGGGCCACTCTCTGTAGGCTGAATCGGCTGGTGAAGTTGATTCGTCCCACGCTTGTCGTAATCTCTTCGGGCGCATCGCCGATGCCTGTAAAGACAGCCTCGGGTGTAGAGTCGATCTGGCCGCTCTCCGGGTCCAGAAACGCGAAGCTCACCAGCAGCGCGCAGCCTTTCAAGTTCTCCGTGTGATGCAGGTGCGTGATGTAGCCGTCGGTGTTGGCTAGTGTCACGGTCATCCGGTTGCCCCAGTCGGAGCCGTCGTCTGCGAGCAGTCCGATACGGAATCCGCTGTTACTCACCACGCGCGGACTATACGCAGTGTTCTGCCATGTCGCGCTATGCGTGCTCCATCGCTCCACTTGGCCGTCCGCCAGAGTGCAATCGAACAGCAATACGGGTGTGAGTAGTTCCTCGACGTACTTATGCTGATGAACCGGGACCATCGCTTGTTATTCTCCTAGCCCTGCCACGACTGTCGCTTCCACGGAGATGTTTCCAACTCCCTCGGAACACACCACCAGCAGGTCGTCCTTGAATCTCGCCTTTGTGAACAACCCTTGTCTTCCCTCGGACCTTCGGTACTCTGGCGAGCACGCTCCAAACTCGGCATGCACTCCGCCCAGTTCCACCTCCCCACCCATCGGGATCGCTATCGCGAACATCACTTGATCCTCTGCACCGCCGGGCACCGCCGTGAATTGGTACTCCTGCCATTGCCTGCCTATTGTGACTGTCCGCCTTTGCGCGCCGATCAGGATCCCTATCGTGCTTTGCGAGTTGCTTCTCGCCATTATGGACATGCTGTAGGCGAAGCTCGGTGAGCATCCTACGGCTTGCTGGAGTAACACTTCCTCCCCGCTGAGGTTTAGTACCTGTGCCGTTTGACTGGCTCCCGTGTTTGGGCCTGGAACAAGCGTGATCGCCAGAGCGCCCGTCTTAACCCAAGGTGCCTGAGTGGGATCCTCGCTCCACGCCAGCAAGTTGCTCAGCGGATCACAGAACCGGAAGCAGTGGTACGAGCCTCGCATATCCCGGTGAAACTGCTGCAGTGTTTGTGCCTCGGCTGTGGTCAAACCAGTAAACTTCAAACGCCATTCGACATGTTCGCCGGTTGGTAGCGTTCTTAGATGCCAGTCGCCTCCTGGAGTCAACAGCACGGCCTGCGCGGGCTTCCATGTTCGCTGTACCGGAAGCTGCGCGCTGACTGTCCCTGCCACAAGCGGAAAACTTGGCGTCACTGCGTAACCTCCGTAATCAGGAATTGAACCCCCGACCGTGCAACGCCATCGATGTGATCGATCACTGGTGCCGCCACGATTCGGCATGTTGGATAGCTGGCGCCATCCAGTGGGTCGGTGAAAGCAAACGTCGACTGGGTGCGCAGTGTGTTCTTGGCGAATTCGAGAAACGCGGCTTTCTCCAATTCTTGGAGAAGCGTCAGATTGATTGACCATGTGTGCCGTTGCGGTACCGCGAGATACCGCTGTTCGGAGCCATCGGCGAACTGAAACGCGCGCGTCGCGCCTGCGAGCCCACGCGCGTAAGGGTATTGTTGGACCGCTCCGGTTGAGAGCGTTGGCATGGAAATCATAAGCCATCCTGAAATTCAGTCAGCACATCCGCGATTCCCCGTGATTCACTCAGGCTTCGCCTCAACGCTGCTACCAGCGCTTGCCGGTCTTCAAACTGCGACATTGTTCCACCGCTCAGAGCTGTCGTGCTGATTCCTGTCGATGAATGACTGGTAACACCGGTCAAGGCCGCGGCACTCTCATTGAAGTTATGTGTGCCGTTCCCCGTCTCAGGCGAAATGCTCTCGACGATTCGGAATGGTTGGCGGCTTGTCGTCCGGTACCTGATCGATTGAGAGGTTGAGCTTCCTCCGCTGAACATGCTGATAATCGACCTGACGGTGCTGGCAATCGGAGAGATTGACCAGGCATCGCCGAAGCTGCTGCTACCGCTGCTCGATGCCTTTTGCGAGGATCTGGCATAAGTCGTCGCTTCGAGCTGCCTTGGCAGCGTGTGTGGAGTCTCGACTGCTTTGCCGGTGCTGGAGCCTCTCGGGAGCGACAGCTTGGCGCTGCTCGTCCCCACCCACCCGCTGGCCTGCCGGTTCGATCCGAGGAGTTTGCGGACATAGTCCTCTACCTGTGTGTGCGCCCGCGTGCTGCTTGTCCCCTTGTTCGTTCCCACGGTCTCCCGCCTCCTTTCCGTCGCTTTTGGCCCACTTCCGAGGCGCGCTCATTCACTGAATGTGCCGGCGCCCGCACCAGCCTGAGGTCGCTCACGCTCCCCCATCCGTCGCGCTTCGTTCACCAGAACGGTCATCGCTTCCAGGTCCTTTGCCCACCACTCCGCCGACATCGTTACGATGCCGCTCTCCCACATCGCGAACAGCTCGAGCCACGCGCTGGCGATACCTCCGGTCGTGCTCACCGGGCACAGGCCGGCCACCGCACCGCCACCGCTCCATACAATCGGTCGCTCCCTGGTGGGCCCTACGCCCAGCCATCCGCAATTCCGTTTCGTCTCCAACCCTTGCTTCCTGCACGTGCCGCAATCCCACCCGGCTGGAGACTCCCGATGGAAATGGAATGCGATGATCAGTTTTTTCGTTCGTCTTCGTTGAGGAAGCTCTCCTCTGCGATCGCTTCGGCAATCTCCCGCGCGAGGCTCGCTGGCCCGCTGTCGAGCAGCTTCTCCACGCTCGCCGGTTGCCCATCGATGCTCAGCCCCTTGATCTCAAGCAACGCTGTCCGGATCACTATCACGTCGATGCGTGCTTGCAGTTCTGCCGCTGAGATCTCGCTGCCCACTCCTCGCGGCGCCGCCCGGTGGAACGCTGCCTCCGACGCCAGACTCTTGATCGCCTGCATGAGCTGGTGCCGTCGCAGCAGTGATATTCGAAGCACTCGGAATTGCACCCCGGGCCACAGTCGTGACTCTCGCCACACTGCGCTCTCGTACATCACTGGAGCGTTCGCTCTCTCATCCAAATGCGAAGTAGATTTCGTCATCGCCTGTCCCCTGTGCTCTCGAACTTGCGAAGCTCCATATCAATCTCGTCTCGCTATCGTCGAACTGCGGTATCTGAGGCACGAATGTCTTGATATGAATCCCTGCCATCGCGCCTGGCTGATCCCCCAGCTGGATGGTCAGCGGGATGGGCGTCTCCGTCTGCGCGGCGTGATACAGCTCTGCGAAGACACTCTGGTCGGTGCTGTACACCTCAAACTGCACGTCGACCTCTCGATCTCCTGCGGACAGAGCGAGCGGATACTTCGATCCAAATTCGAAGCTTCGTGTTTGAAGGTTGTTCTTCACACGAATCATCGCCTTCGTGAGCGTCAGCACCTGGGTCTCCGAGTTCCCCAGCCAGATCTGTCCCAGGTGGCCCGGCACGGGTGCCCACGTTTCAGCCTGCACTTCCGGTTCCGGCGGAAACGCTGTAAGCGCCCCCGCAGAGGGCTGGAACGAAGCACTGTCCATGTGTTCCGCCGCCGGGCCGCGGAACACCATCCGATGTTCCGTACCATCCACCTGGACTTCCATTTCGTCCACGCCCGCCCCGCGCAGAATCCGCTGCACCGTGCCGCTCGGATCCCAATAGTCGAATAGGCTCACGCTCGGCAGGACTTTGGCTGGTGCGTACGCAACGGCAGGGAATACCACCGTCGCTCCGCTCGTCTTGGTGAATGGTGCGCACACCCGGACGCTCGTCGCGCTTGGCACGCTTTCGACGAAACGAAGTTCGCCGCTCACGTTTACCGCGCTGCCTTCACTCATCCCGTGCGGGGCGGGGAAGTCCACCTGCAATCCACCGTTGCTCACCGTAGCCGGCTGCGCTGTGGTCTGCTGTGCCGCTCCGCCCAGCGCCGCCTGCACCATTTGCCCTGCCGCTGGTGGCAGACTGCCCGAGTCTTGGGCCATCAGATCCGTCTCGAACTCGTAGCCGGTCACCCTTCGCGGTGGCCCCGCCATGCTGAGGTACGTTCTCGTTCCAGTCTTGTCCCGTCTCTTCACCGTCATCTTCTGGGTTGCAATCGCCAGCCGCACGCCGGGAACGCGGTTCGAAGCCGCGATCGCTGGAACCACTCCGTAGTTGCTCTCCAGCGCTGCATAGTAACGGTTATTGTTCGAAAGAATGTAATTCGCCATCTTTCCCGCTCCCCTCATTTCTCCTTAGGACCTGCCGCATTGTGGGGCGGCTCTCCAGAGCCGCGCGGGGCCTCCAGGCCCCGCATGCAGAGGCTATAACGGGCATGGACGCCCGCTGCACCTTGTACGTCCGGACCAGCCGGTCGATCCCTTGACCAGCCATTGCTGCTGACCTCGGTTGCCTGCTCGCTTCAGGACAACCCTGGCCTCCACCCTTGGCCGCGGCTCCTACGTCAGCGTTCCCAACTCACCAGGCACTTCACTCGCGCGCTTTGTTGGTAGTGCAGCCCGCCCTTCTTTACCGCGTCGATCTCCGCCGTGTAGCCAGGCTTGAGCACCATGCCATTGCCGAGATTCCCGCTGTTACGGTCAAACACGTCACTCACCGCATCCATGGTTGTCTGCAACGTGTCCGTCAGCCCGTCCAACCGGTCCTGAGAATGAGTCACCTCGACGACCACGCGATACGTTCCCGAGAACTCACGGAACTTCACTTTCCCGTCATTCTGAAGCTGGTCGCAGTAGATCTGACAGATGGGATACGCGATCTTTTGTTGCTTCTCTCGCAACTCCAGTGGCACATGGCTCACCAGTGCCACAGGAGTCGCCGTCAGAAGTGCAAGCGCCGAGTAGTTAGTAAGGCTCGTCGCCAACCCTTCATTTGCATTCAGCAGGCCGGCGGCCATTTGCAGGACCTGTGCTGTTGGTGTTGACATCGCTACCCCCTTGGCAGAACTCGACGCTGCCTCACCCATCCATCCGGAGCCTGGCCGTCGCCGGCTTGTTGTCCCGCCGACAAACCGCCGTCTGGTAAGGTCCACGCCGCAGTCCCGTTCAGCGGGTCGCCATTCTGCTTCTGCATCGGTTCGTCGCCATTAGTTGCATACACATTCCAACGGTCGCCCGCTGTCAGTCCAATGGCCGACACGGTGATTCCATTGCCGGCTGGCGCTTGGACCGCGGTCAGCTCCGACGGCGCGCTCTCGCGCCCTGCTCCGTCTACTCTCGTGACTGAGATCGCATACGCCGCCGCCGGCTGAACTCCTACGATCACGTTCACCGCCGGTGCGCTTGGTTGCCGCACTGGATTACCCACGTACGGCACCCCAGCCAGGAAGTACTCTGCCTTTCTCTCGGCGGCATCCTGTTGAAACACTTTCCACTTTTTCTCGTACCGGTCGTTCACCTGGCTGAAGGACGCATCCCGGTACAACATCGCCAGCACGTTCGCCATGTGCCACCTTTTCAGCGGCTCATTCACCACGGCGTTCTGTCCTGTCAGCGACGTCAGGCCTTGCGTGATCATTCCCGTTTCCCAACGCACGAACGCGTCCACCCGATCCGTGATCCACGCCTCCGACAGCGACATCTTCGCCGCAAGATCGATGCCTTCCTCGTCGGCGACTGTTGTGGCGCTGACGTCATAGGCCTGCAGATCATCCACCTCGCACCATGAGCCGTCTACAAGCAGGGCCACGTTGCGCCTCCTATTTCCCGCTCACGGCCGGAGCCGGATTCAGCAGTTCGCCGTTCACCAACTGCACCTGTACTCTCGACGCGACCTTTGCTCGTTGGAACTCTTCCCGCTTCTCCTTCTCATCCATGCGGAATAGGCCTGCTTCCGTTTGGTCCGCCCGCTTAGCGCGTCCCTCCAGAATCAGTTGGCACGCGTTCCGCCGCGGCACCTCGGTGATCACTCCTTCTTTGCCGCCGTCGCCCGTCTCCAAGCTCACCACCAGCACGTGCGCTTCGGGCATCTTCGATTCCAGCTCGTGCAGCTTCTTGTAGTACTGCCTCAGATCCATCTCATTGCTCCCTTCGGCTCTTGTTAATAATGAGAGGCGGCTCTTGCGCCGCCTCTCTTCACAAATCAAATCTGCTTCAGTCCCCGCCCTTGCCTGGCGACAGAGCCGCGACCTCGAAACGGAGCCACGACTCCGAAACGGAGCCGCGACCCCGAAACGGAGCCGCGACCCCGAAACGGAGCCGCGACCGTCAGGGAGCGGTGGCATTAACGCCTGGCGATAGAGCCGCGACCCTGAAACGTAGCCTAGACTCTGAAACGGAGCCGCGACTCTGACGGAGCCGCGACCGTCAGGGAGCGGTTGCATCAACGCCCAGCCACTCTTGTTTGAAAGCCGCATTGGCGTAGCCCGCCGAACGGCCAATGCTCCCTGACGCCTGCTCGCCAGCGCAGCCGCGTAAACCACAAATCGCCAACGTCAGAACGCGGCTGCGGTCTCACGCGGCCTTGTTTGTTTAGCTCCGGACCTGCACCGCGTGCGTGTTCCGCAGAACGCCGCAACCGTACAGGATGTCCACCGTGAACTGCTGCGCCAGCGTGTTCGGCTGGTAGCTCATCAGCACGCGCATGCCGAAGTTGCCGAGCTCGGCGTAGTCGGCGATGGCGCCCGTGCCGGGCAGCGGTTTCGGCAGACGGCGGACGGCCAGGCCGATAGCCTGCCGGGCGAACGCAAGGTTGTTCGTCGTGATCGGGTTGCCCGTCTTTTGGACGAACTGGGAACGGTACACGTAGAAGTCCTTCAACCGGCCGACGGCGCCGCTCTCGATGGCATTCGCAGGCTCACCAATGGCGTAAGCTTCCGTGAATCGATTGATCTGGCGCAATTCCGAGTAACCGTTCGAGTCCACCACCAGGAACTTCGGCTCGGCCGTCGGGACCTTCGCATTGAACAGCGAAGTCTCCGCCTGATCGATCACGGCTTCGGTCAGCGCCGTGCCGCCCGTGCCCAGGGGAGCGTTGTATGTGAACTGGCTGTACAGGTTCAGCAGGTCCGACTCAACCCGCTCGGCCAAGGCCACCATCGCCGGCTGCATGTACATCTTCAGAAGGCCCGGAACAGCCAGCGCTTTGGTGACGTCCGGAATCGTGAACGTCGCTTCCGCGTGAGTGTTCAGCACAATCTGCGCATTCCCCAAAGTCGGGTTTTGCGGCTGCACCGAGCCGCCCTCGGCAATGTTGTTAGCCGTCATCACCGGAGGAATCGGCACGTTCACCGTGTCGCCCGCGTTCGCCAACACCGCTTCGTAGTCCCGCGTAACCAGGTTGCCCATCACCAGGTTGCCCATCAACGCCGGAAGCGCATCGGCCGCTACCAGCTTCACAATCGCACTCGCCAGGTTGGCGGAAGTAATCGTGGACATTTTTCTCTCCCTTATGTTCTCGTCTCAATTCGGCTGGACTTTTCAGGCCCTGCCCTACTCGCCCTTCCAGGTCTGCAGCGCGACCTGGGCGATTTGCTCTCTCACCCGCTGCATCTCTTCGGGGCTCATCCCTGGCCGGATAGATTCCAGCTCGATGCCCGACCCGCTGCTGTGACGCGGCGTCGTCGTCATCCCCGATCCGCCGGCGATTCGCGCCGGAAGAAACTCCGGATTCTCCTGAACGAACTTCGCCAGGTATTCCTTTGCTGTAACCTCGCCCTCGGAAGTTCTGGCTACCAGCGCGCCGTCCGGCGTTCTCTGTATGTCGTCTTTCACCGCCTTATGCGCCAGGTCGATCTTCATCACGCCGAGCCGCTGCAGCTCCGAGCGGATCTGTGCATTGCGGTCGCTCTCTTCCGCGAATTTCTTCGCCTTCTGGTTTTCTTCCACCAGTTGGTTGACCTGCCGCTCGAGCTGTTCGCGCCGCCTCCGCTCTTCCAGCAATTCCGCTTTGTAAGCGGGCTCTGCCTTGCGGCGCTCCGTCGTCAGGAACTCTTCAATCACGTTCCGGATCATTCCGCGCACGTCCTGTTCGGGCTCCGGCGCTTGCGCGGAACTCTGCTCATCCATGTGCTCCATGGCTCTCCTTTGTTGTCCAGTTGTTCGTTTGCTTCAGCCCAGGCGCGGAGCCTTGGCCAATAAGACCGTCGAAACTGAGCCGCAACCTCGAAACGGAGCCGCAACTCTGAAACGGAGCCGCAACTCTGAAACGGAGCCGCAACTCTGAAACGGAGCCGCAACTCTGAAACGGAGCCGCGACCGTGAGGGAGCGGTTGTATCTGCGTGCCCGTTGTATCCGAGCCGCGCCCGTCAGGGAGGCGCAATCGAGTGAAAGTCACCCGACCTGTGGCGCACGCTTCAGCGTGCCGTGGCGGCATTCATGCCGCCATGCCGGACCTCGCCAGGATTGTCAACGCTGCACGATGAATCCTGCCCCACGACGAACGGCGCGCTTTGATGGCTCGGAGGGTCACCCGGGCACCTGACTTTCGACGGAGTCGTGCGTATTCCTGCCCGACTGCTTTCGCCGCATCACCCCACCGCACCAACCGACCGTCGGCCGCTCCCCCTTACTTCGTCAGCCCCACGCCCGCGTCAATCTCTTGCGCGATCTGGCTCTTGATCTCCTGCCGCACGTCGCACAGGTACTTCGCCGCGAGTTTCTTCAGTACCTGCGCCCGGAACGTGTCTGACCCGATCCCCAGACTCAGAAGTTTCTCCGCGTCCTGTAACTCACTGCTGAAGTCGCCAATGTCGAACTCGTCCAGACCCGTCACGTCGATCAGCACCGCGTCTTCGCGCGCTCCCGAAATCATCCGCAAAATCTTCTTCAGCGAATCCTTCACCCGGTCGCCGAAGCCGCGCAGGACTTCCTGAGTGATCAGGTAATCCCGCTGCTTGCTCAGTCCCGTCAACTGCGCATTGCTTGATTGCGAGCTGAGCGCCTGGTTCAACGCGTAGCACACCCGGTAGATCTCTTCTTTCAGCCGGTCGATATTCTGCAGCGCGACTTCGTAGACGTGGCCTTCCGGCTCAGTCCACCCGAACTTGTCCTGCGGCCCGAGCTGCAGGTAGTAGCTCTCTCCCACGCACTCCTGCCACTCCCGGTCGCTGTATACCACCGGCATCGCGAACAGGCCCATAGTCAACGCCCATCCGAGCGCGTTCGACTTGTTGAAGTGTTCGAGTTGCAGCGAGGCGGCCTTGTTCATCAGCCACATCCCCTCGCCGAAACTGAACTCAACAACGGGTACGACTTTCTGTTTTGCCAGTCCGTGCAACCCCTGCTTCACCAACTCGACCGGGCCCGCGTGCCCTCCGCGTTCGATCTGATCGTAGATTTGAAACTCTTCCCGTCCGTAGTACACCCATCGCCGCTTCGTCGCCCACTCGCTGGTTTCCGGTTCGTCCACGCGCCGTTCCGTTCTCAGCACCACCCAATCGAATTCGCCCCGCTCATTCCGTTGCCAGTTCACCAGGCTCTCGGCCGGGTATTCGCACAGATACGCCCGGCTCAATCCGAGTTTGTCTTCCTCGGCCCTGTTCTTCGCTCGCCGCCCGAGATCCGGGAAGTCGATCACGATGTAGCTGCGTCCGGCCACCAGCGCTTCGACCGTTTGCCGGCGGAAGAAATCGCTCAGCGTCGATCCGCGCAGATCGCAGTCGTCCGCGAACGCGCTATAGAACTCTCGTGCCCGGTCGTCCTGCCCTTCAAACGTGAGCGTCGGTTCGCGCCGGAACAATGTTGCGGCGTACCAATCGATGATCGACCCGACGTAGTTCTCGTAGAACGCCCGGCTCGTGCGCTCCAGGAACACGTCGTTTGGCTCGCGAAGTCGCGGAATCAGGTACTGCGATGCACGGGACGTGAACTGTTCGCCCCCGGCATACATGTCGCGGTACTTCGGCCACACCGCGTTCAGCGCGACGTATTCCGGATGTTCTTTTCTGACATCGATCATCTTTCTTTCCTCGCCTTCTTTGCCGCATTGTGGGGCGGACCCCCGTCCGTGTGGGGCGGACCTCCAGGTCCGCGCGGGGCCTCCAGGCCCCGCACCTTTCGTGTT